AGCACAAAGCCCGGTAATATAGTGATGGATTTATTCGGCGGTAGCGGTTCAACGCTCATTACAGCCGAACAATTAGGGCGCACGTGTTATATGATGGAGTTCGATCCAAAATACGTTGATGTGATTGTCGATCGATGGGAGAAATTCACCGGCAGGAAGGCAGAGAAGATAGTATGAGATTATTCAGCACCGAGCAGGTCAGCAGATACCATCCAGACAAATACGCCGATCAAATCAGCGATGCGATTCTAACAGCGTGTCTGCAAAAAGATAAAGGCGCACGTGTGGCCTGCGAAACGCTCGTGAAAGACAAAACGGTCGTGATAGCGGGAGAGATAACCACAACAGCAAAAATCGATTACACGGCGATTGTGAAGCGAGTAGCGGCGAAACTAAATTATAAGGTCGACAACATCATTAACCTACTATCAGAGCAAAGCGCGGAAATCAATCAAGCCGTCACGAAAGACGAACAAATTGGTGCTGGAGATCAAGGCATCATGTTCGGTTACGCAACCAGCGAAACAAAATCATATTTGCCATACGCGTTCGATTATGCAAACAAAGTAATCGAAGCGATCGAAAAGGATGTCTCGAACGGTTTTCTCAAAGGTGATGCCAAGACACAAGTCACGATAGACCTCGACACAAACGAAATCATCACGACGCTCATCAGCGTATGCCACAAAGAGGGCGCAACGCTCAAACAAGTCCAAGATTACGTGACAAACCTACTTATTGATGATGGGCTGTACCACAAAAGCAAGAAGTTTCTCATCAATCCAGCGGGTACGTGGACGATAGGAGGTGCGGTAGCTGACTGCGGGCTAACCGGGCGAAAGATAGTGTGCGACCAATATGGGGGGTTTATAGCGGTAGGCGGCGGCGCATTTAGCGGTAAAGATCCAACGAAAGTAGACCGCAGCGCATCATACATGGCGCGGCGCATAGCCATCGACCTCGTGAATGAATTTGCACTCAAGGAATGCGAAATACAATTAGCATACGCAATAGGCGTGGCAGAACCGGTATCCGTCTACGTCAAAGCGGACACAAAAGCCGACTTCAAAGCGTTCATTCAAAAAAACTACAACTTGACACCCAAAGGCATCATTGAGCGATTAGACTTGTTGAACATCGATTATGAGCGATTAGCAGAGGGATGTCATTACCGATAAAAAGGAGTTGATGTATTAAATGGGGGATTACAAGCCAGGTGAGCATCCAAACTCACGCGCTAATTTACTACAGCAACCACCAAAAGGAGCGCAGAGAAAAGGCGCATATGCTTCCATGAAGACAAAAAAAAAACAAAAACAAATGCGCGGTGTTATTGAATATCTAATCAATTTACCATTGCAACCAGGAAAACCACAAATACTAAAAAATATAATGGAAGCAAAAACGAAAAATCTTACTGTCTTTGAAGGAATGGCGGTTGCTCAAATCAAGAAGGCGTTGTCTGGTGACACAAGAGCGTTTCGTGCACTTGCAGAAATAATTATTCAAAGCAAAAACAGCGTAGATCTTACTCGAGAAATAGACCGTTCCGTTGACGATAAGATCCATGAAGCTATGATCAAGTCGCTTAATAAGCAGGGGGAGCAGTTGAGCATTCCTGGTGAGATTATATTTGAAGAAGACGAACTGGATGGTGACGATGATGGAACTGGCGCAGACGAGTAGCACCGGGCGCCCGACTCCTGAACTGCTGTTAAACGACAAAATACAAAGCGCACTGGCCTGGATCAGCAATGACGAGGGCTTTTTTGATGGTTTCACGAATCGATGGATCCCCGAGACTAGAGTCTTCGTCATGGAGGGTACGATCAGATCCTCAAAGACGGTCACGGCGATCATTGGGTTCCATTACCGCGTTCAAAGGCAGACTGCGAAGCTGGCATTGATTGCCGCTAAAGACTACGATGCAATCAACGATAATATCTTGAACTCGGACTTTGGGCTCTTGATCATGTTCCCGGACAAGTACAAGCTGCAGAAAGACGAGATAGGCGGGTACTACATTGCGGTTGCAGGATCTGACAAGAAGATTCTACTAGCAGGGTATTCAGATGCTGCGAAATGGAAGAAGATCCTCGGGAAAGACATTGAGACGATTCTGATTGATGAGGTCAACATTGCGGACGAGCTGTTCGTCAAGGAGTCCTTCGCACGGCAAGCAGCGACCGATCATCCAATCTCGATCATGACGCTTAACGGCGATGATCCAAATCACGTGATTTATCAGGACATCATCAACAAGTGCATAATCATTGGTGATGCTCCAGCAAGCATAGTCGCGGAAATGGACAAACCAATCATCGCTGAAGGTCGAAGAGTAGTCGTGAAGAAGAAAGGCTACTACTACACCCACTGGACCTTTAACGACAATCCAAAGTTAACCGTCCAACAAAGGCGCAACATGCAAACGCTGTTCCCAGTTGGATCATACTATCACAAGACTAGGGTACTCGGTGAGCGTGGCGTTTGGGGTACTATGATCTATGCAGATTACATGACCGAAGACATCCTCGTGGACATTCATGCGCTGGATGAGAACAATAGACCAAAATACCCAATCGCAAAATACACAATTGGAGTTGACATTGCCGAAGCTAGAGCGGCGAACGTATTCGCACTGCTTGGCTTTGATCGTGATTACAAGTATTGCTACATCGTCGACTTGCTCGTCTTCAAATCGAATGAAGGCGGAAAATCCGTTGGATACGCTAAGAAGACCGAAATGCTTCGAGCATTCCTAGCCAAGCATGCCGGCAAGCCGATAGAGGGCATCTTCGTCGACTCTGCAGAAGGAAACTACATCAAGGACCTGCAGGCCATGGGCTTAGGCATTCCGGTTGTCGAGAGCTACAAGGCGACGATCCTGGAGCGGATCCACTTGTTTGTCATGCTGTTCTCTCGGAAGCGGTGCCTTATCAATACGCCATGTCTTCAGGTGTACCAGGCATTCACGAGTGCGACCTGGAAGAAAGGCCGAGAGGGCAAGGAACGAGAGGACAACAACCTGCCGATGAACGATATCATGGATGCGACAGAGTATGCGGCAACCAGGCACATGAACGCAATACTTGCGGCACTCAAAAGGATGGTGACATGATGAGCATTTTCACCAAGATAGGCGATTATTTCAACAATCGATACGATAACAAACTGGAAAGAGGGCTGAAACGCTTGGAACAGAAAATCAGATTTGATCCGCAATTTCAAAAGGTTGCACTGGAATATATGACGTCAGCTAGGCGCACTAGGAAATTGACCGAGTGGCATACGTGGTACATGGGCGACGAATACATTCTCCGGTACTTCTTCACCAAGACCAGGACGAACACATTAGACTCACTTCTCGAGACTGATCTCAACTTGTTCTGGGAGAAAGCGCCGTCGAATTACATCATGGTGCATACAGGGTGGCCGGGAATCATCAGCCGCAAGATGTCCGAGATCATCTTCGGGAACGGTTACTCGGTCAACGTTGAAGTTTTCAAAAAGACCAAAGGGGAAGACGATACCGAAACCATCAGCGACAAGCTCGATGAAAAGGAATCGGATCGGATCCATGATCTGCTGGTCGATGTCTTGTTGACGAAGACGCACTTCAATGACTTGCTGCCGACGATGACAGAGGACGAGTCCTGGAGCGGCCACACAGCGCTCAAGTTCTCATTCGATAAATCGATAAGCCCGTACCCAATCATCGAAAGCGCGGACGCAAGGCTCTTCACAATCAAGAAAGAGCGAGGCCACACCACCGAGATCATCTTCCACGAATGGAAGACCGTCGGTGATTTAGGATCCCGGAAGACGTTCAGGCGTGACGAGATTTACTCGACCGTCCGGAACGAGACTGAACTTGCCTATTACAAGCAATGGGCGTTCATGAAGGACCCGAGGCCCTTGGCTATCGGCGACACTGTGATTCGCCTTGAACTCTACGAGATCAAAGGTGCGAGAGAAGAACCAATTCCGTTCGCTCAGTGGCAAACTGTATGCCCAAGTCTGATGGCTGGCAACAATCAAGAGTCTTATGCGTTCCCAGGTCTCCAAGGTATGATCGCTTTTGAAAAGCCGAACCGGATGCCGAACAACGACTTTCCGGAAAGCGGCTATGGATCAAGCGACTACTCGCGCTGCACTGTCGCATTTGATAAACTTGACGAGCTGTACTCCGACAACGCCAGGGAGGTTCGTGACAACAAGGCTTACACGAAGATTACTAAGTCGATGCTGCCCAAGGACACAGAGGGTAATGTCATAGCTCGGAATCCTTTCCAAACAAACATCCTGGTCGACAATACAGACGTGGACCAGGCACAAGGTAAGGTTCCGGAACTGTGCGTGTCACAAATTGACGACAAGACAGAGTCGATCGTTAGCAAATGGAAGCTCGAAGTAAGCCAGATCTGCGCGAACGCAGGACTCAGCCCGACATCCCTTGGCATTCCTGGGTTCGAAGCTCTCAATGCCAATGACAAGTCGCAGCAGGAACGAGAGAAAGCCACCATCGGCACCCGGAAGAAAAAGCTCGAGCTATGGACCCCATATCTGAATGAAGTCCTCTTGAAGTTGCTTGAGTTCAACACGTGGCTGAGAGAATGCTACGGTGCGGCCCTAGTTCAGCCAGGCATCGATGCCATGGACATTGACTTCACTAACTGCAACGTCAAGGTGGCATTTCAAGACTATGTCCAAGCTTCAGAACAAGAGAGGATCACGACCTGGGGCGGAGCCAAACAGATGGGCGTATGCGACACTGAGACCGCTGTAAAGAAGATCTTCCACAAGTTGTCGAATGATGAGCAGATGGACATCGTCGCCAAGATCAAGTTCGAGCAAGGCGTGTCAAGCGACAATCCTAGCGCGCTCTCAATGGAAACACTACTCAATCCCCAAAAGGAGAAAGAACAATGAAAAAACTAGGGTTTATTCTTTTTGCTGCATTATTCATGATTTTAGCTATCGGATGCAGTCCTCCGGCTGAACCTTACGATTCAATGACACAACTTGAACCGGTCCAGATTACCGCTAACTTTGGGTTGTTCGACTCGGAAAAGTTATGGGTCACTCATGAGTTGAGGCTGAATGATAATGAAATGCTTTTGTATGCGCCTAAAAATGTAAAGATCGGCGATAATTACTATATCAATGATTCCGAGGTTTATTTCATTAGATCCGGAACTGAAGGCGACTATAGATATGAGCGTATTGATGTTGAGGATGTTACTGAATTGTTGAGAGAGTGATTGTTCATGGCCGAACCCAGAACGATAGCGAGTCCGAAGGAAAACGTCGCTGAGAAGCCCGTCGTGCTGATCCAAGATGCGCAGACAAGAATCAAGCAAGTGATCGTTGAGTCGTACTACAAGGGGCTGTCAAAAACCGAGATTGAAAAAGCCTTGCAGAAGATCATCTGGGAGACCGGAGAACAATTGCCTGAGAACATGCGAGAATCAGTCAAGCAAGCCCTGGCTCAGAACGCACAGAAGTGGCACTACCTCTATACGCAGTCGATCAAGGCGTCAAACGCAAGCGTCTTGCAGGCAATCGACAGACTAAGGGTCACAAACCCACGTATCGCCTTTGCGGCCAAGACCTACAACATCAGCTTGACTGACCATCTTGGATCCTCTGCAACCGAGCAAAAGGCGATCATCGACAAGTTCCGACCATACCTGACCGAGGACAGACACGGGAGCCAGGTCATCGACAAGTACGAGAGCAAGGTCAAGGAACATCTCAAGACCCTTGCGAGAGATCCGGCATACTTTCAGCGGATCGACAAGAATGGCAAACCGTACAAGCCGAACCTCAGGAACTTTGCGGAGATGACTGCAAGGTACGAGGCGAATCTCGAAGATGTCAAACGACTAAGAGACAGCGAAGTCAAGCTGGTCTGGACATCAAGCCACGTGGATGCATCGGATCGGTGTGCGCTTTATCAAGGCAAACTCTACTCATTGGACGGATCCTCAGGCTCGATTGATGGAACACCCTACACACCACTCGATGAAGCGTTGGCAGGTCCAAGAGGCGATGGCAACGGGATCATCAACGGCTACAACTGCCGGCATAGGTTGATCGAGTACACTGCCAAATCCCGACCGCCGAAGGAGTACGACCGAGCGACGATTCACAGAGAGAACGCCATCAACAATCGCCAGAGGCAATACGAGCGCGACATTCGCAACCTAAAGATTGAGGAAAGGCTTGCACGTCAAGCCGGCTACAAGTCAGAGGCCGCAGAACTCGAGAAACAGTGGCAGAAACTCAACAAGCATTATCAAGCATTTTCGCTCCGAAACGAGCGAGCCTATTATCCGTGGCGTACAAGAGCCACGCAGGAAGAAATAGACAGACAAGGTTAATCAAGGCTAAAGCTAACGCTGAAGCCTTTTTTAATACTCAATTCATCGCTGGAAAGCGAAAGCTTCCATCCTAAAAAGCGGACGCAACCGCGTTAACAAGCGAGAAAGGATCAACGAACCATGCCAGTCAAAACCATTCACAGTGACCTCAAGTCACTACTCGGGGACGAACTCTTTAAGCAAGTCGATGCAGCCTTGAAGGACAAGGACGTCGTCATCGAACTGCAGGAGAACCACATCCCCAAATCACGATTCGATGAAGTCAACACTCAGGCAAAGGACCACAAAGCTAGGGCTGACAAGTTTGAAACGGATCTTGCAAATGCGCTGAAAGGCGCCAAGAGCCAAGAAGAACTGAATGCCACGATCGCCGAACTCACGGCTTCGAATGAGAAGACCAAGACCGAATACGAGACCAAGATTGCTCAACGCGAAAAGGACTATTTGCTTCAGGACAGTCTCAAGGCTGCCAAGGCAAAGAACCCCAAAGCGGCCATGGCTTTGCTTGATCTCGAGAAACTCGTCGTCAAGGACGGAAAACTTGATGGTCTTGATGCTCAGATCGAATCTTTGAAAAAGTCCGACGCCTACTTGTTCGATGCCGTCGAAACAAGACCCCAAGTCGATCGCTTCGGCAATCCGATCCAAGGGCAACCAAGTGGTGGAGGGAAAACCGCAGTAGATATTGCTGCAGAATTACTCGGCCACGAAATCAAAAAATCATAGGAGGGCATAAACCATGCCAAACAACATCACATTACCAGTACAATATATCCAGGCGCTGGATATCATTTACAAAGAGGAGAATCTCACCTCCTTTTTGGACTCAAAACCTGCTAACGTTCAAATGATCGGAAAGCAGATGAAAATCAAAAAGATTTCGACACAAGGCCCGGCAGACATGGCCCGCACCGGCGATATTGTCACAGGCGAAGTCACTGGGGCCTGGGAAACCGTGGATCCTGATTACGACCGTGGCAGGACATTCCCAATTGATGCTCTTGATGAAGATGAGTTCAACGGATTGGTTCAGGATGTTCTTGCGGATTATGAAATTCAACATTCAATTCCTGAACTCGACGCTTATCGCTTCGCCAAGTATTCACAAAAGACCGGGATTCAAGTCGTCGGAACACCGGCAACGTTGGCAGATGCAGCGGCTTTGGTTACTGCAATCAATGTCGGACAAGGGGCACTCGACGGCAAGTCCCCGGCAAATGGGCGGATCCTGTTTGTTGAATCAGCTCAATATCGAGCTGTTCAGCTGCTCGATACAACGAAGTCGAGAGAGACGCTTGCGTCATTTTCAAAAATCGTAACTGTGCCAGCTGATCGATTCTACACCAAAGTCTTGTTGCTGACAGGTGGTACAGGCCAAGAAGCAGGCGGGTATGCGCGCTACGGCTCTCAGTACTCTGCATGGGCAGCTTCTCACGCCTATTCGCTCAACGACATGATTGAGGCCGCAGGGAAGGTCTACAAGTGCACGACTGCCGGGACTTCGGGGGCAACCGCTCCAACCTGGCCAGCAAGCGGCACTGTCGGCGATGGTGCTGGCGCCTTGGTCTGGACTTTCGAAACTGTGTCGGGGAGAGACATCAACTTCATCATTCTCCATCCAAAGTGCATCATTCAAGCCATCAAACGTGAAGAAACCAAAATTGATCCTCCCACAGCGAGGACACGCAACTGGTATGCAGGCAGCTGGAAGTACGGGTACTGCGACTTGTACGAAAACAAAGCCAATATGCTCTACCTGCATCACAAAGCCTAGATTCAACAACCAACCTACCCAGGCGGCGGTTCGCGCTGCCGTCTGGGTTTTCCTTTGAAAACAATCACCATGGAGGTGTAGAGATATGGTATTTACAGAATTCACAAAAGAAGATTTTCGCCAGCGATACGGTTATGATCTCGACGAAATTGTGCCCGATGATCACGACCTGTCCTCGAAGGTTGAAAGAGCAATCGCCGATGTCGTAGAATTGATCAAAGAACATATTCTTGAAAAATCTCTGCGATTCGACTTTGACGATGTGAGCGAAGAACAAAACGAATACATCAACAAGGCTTGTATGGAGCAAATGGCGTGGGAGATCAAGTCAGGTGGATTCCAACGAGATCCCGGATACAATGCCATCAGTGGAACACTTGTACCATTTAGCGAGATCAGCAAGAGAGTAGTGGCTCCGAATGCTAGACGGATTCTGAACAATCACATCATCTACAGGGGGTTCTGATCATGCCTCTGTTTTTTGAAAGCCCAGCAGGACAACCTTACAAGGCGGCTTGGTATCCGGAAATTGTTGTCAAGGACGGAGAAGAAAAACGCTACTCAACGACTCCGACCGAGTTCTGGTGCATGGAACTCGAGCCTGCCAGAACGAGCAAGCAATTCCGAGATGGCATCGAGGGAAAGGCATACACCTGCATCATCGCTTCGACGAACGTCTCGAAGCTTGAGGGAGTCAAGGAAGGCGCCCAGGTCGATTATGATGGCGCGAAACGCAAGGTCCAGTATGCGTCATTCGACAAGGTCAGAAAAATTTGGACGATCGCTCTATCATGAATTATGGGGCGCAAGTCGAGCAGGCAGTCGACTATCTTGTGATGTGGCTGCGGATCCGTGCACCAAAGAAAACCTGGAACTTAGCGAACAACGGCATCCGCAAGGTGTGGAATCCATCCGCTTCAACATGGGAGATCGTTATCGGCGGAGAGCCGGCTCCTTATGCAATTTATACGAACGAGCCATGGATCGCAGAAAAATGGCATGGAGCAATCAACCCACACCA